TATTGGCTATGGCCGTAACAACCGCCAAATAACCGGATTATGAAGCTAACCGATCAAGACATATTATTGGCATCGCTTTTGGGCAGTCAGGTGGATATTCCGCGCTGGGAAGCGGTGGAAAACGAATTGAGCAAACACGTCATGCCGCCGGTGCCCATATTGCCTTTTAAGCGAAAAGAAGAAATCGGCACGGCGGAACCGCCGCAAGAGACATTGCGCTGGCAAGCGGACAAGCCCTTACCGGCCGATCAGCAATTTTTTCCGCTGTGGTTTGAACTGGACGGGCGCCGGTGGCTGTTTCCGTATGAGCCCATGGTCAATATTGAGGGCAAACATACCATTGTCAAACGCAATGTGGCCAAAGCCGGACGCCACAGCGGCACCATTAAGGAACGCTGGAACCAATCGGATTATCAAATCACCATTACCGGTGTGCTTATCGGATCCGTCATGACCGGCGATGTATCGCAAACTTATCCGCGAGAGGATTTTGAAAAATTACGCGATTTCCTTACGTCCGGGCGGCGTATCCGTGTGTATTGCGAGCCCTTGCAACTGTTGGGCATCGATCATATCGTGGTGGAAAGTTTTTCCTTTCCCTTTACCAAGGGCGAAAACGTCCAAGCCTATCAAATTAAGGCGTTGTCGGATATGGATTATCAATTGCTCATAGACGAAACGGATGTTTAATATCGACTGGCATATCAGCTTCCGAAACGGATCGAAAAAATACCGCTTGGGCATATTGGCGGGCCTGACAGTCAATGCGGCCATTACCAACCTGGCCGATACGGCCGAAATACGTGTGCCCGGAACGGTGCTTAACGAGCGATTGTCCTTGGAAGACATGTTGCCGCGCGGTACCGAAGTGGAAATCCGGGCCGGTTATGACGGAAAGCCGAATTATTTGTTCGGCGGCTATGTGAAGGATATTACCGACAAAAACGGCCAAACCGTCATTCGTTGTGAGGATGCTTTGTTTTTGTTCCGCCGTCCGGTGGGCGATAAGCAGTTCAACGGTGTATCGATTTGCGACATTGCCGCCTATTTGACCGGACAAATCGATGCGTCGTTCGGTGTGTCCTGTGATTATACGATTACCTATGAAAAATTTGTTATCCGCAACGCCACGGGATACGACGTGCTAAAAAAATTATCCGACGAAACCAAAGCCGATATTTGGTTCGATAACCAAAACAAGGTATTGCATATCCATCCGCCCTATACATCCATGGGCGACCGCAAAGTGTTTTCATTCCAACACAATATCGAAAAATCATCGCTTGAATGGATGGGACCGGGCGATGAAAAACAGGAAGTAGTGGTGGAAAGCACCGATATACAAGGGCATGTAAGGCGTATTACGGAAGGCACCACCGGCGGCGACCGGATGGTGATCAAAACCGGTCCCATGTCCGAAGCATCCATGCGCCAAATAGCCCGGGAAGTGTTGCGCAAACAACAAAGCGGCCGTTATAAAGGTAGTTTCGACGCATGGCTGGTGCCACACGTACGCCCGGGCGATGAGGTATTGATTGCCGATGCCGATTATCCCGACCGCAAAGGTATTTACTTGGTGGAAGCCGTGCGCACGCAAATAGGCCCGCAGGGCGGCCGTCAAACCATTACACCGGGCATAAAATTGAGCTGATGCAAGAGAAGCTATACGACATACAAGAGGCCATACGTCAAATAGCCGGCCGTCCCGAAACGGTACTTACCGGCAAGGTGATCAGTGTGGAAGGCGAAACCTGTACGGTGGAGTTGGCCGGCGGCTTACAAGTGGATCAGGTCAAACTAAAATCCGCGGGCGGCGATGAGGAAGGATTGCTCATCATTCCGCAAGCCGGAAGCCAAGTAACCTTATTAAGCCATACGGGACAGCCGGATAACCTGACAGTGGTTCGCATGGATAAAATCGATAAAATCCGCTTGCATCAAGGCGTTTTGGATATGGAAATCGACGTAACGGGCGGTAAATACCAAATTGCCACGAGCGGCGATAACCTGAAAGATATACTGAATGAACTCATTAGTACGCTTAATCAATTAAAGGTTTATACACCGGTGGGACCGAGCGGTACGCCTTTACCGGATACGGTATCTCGCTTACAAGCCGTAAACACGCGTATCAATAATATTCTAAAATGAACCGCTATGGCACTGAATAAAACACAATTGAAAAACGGCATCAAACAGCTGATGCAAGATATGATGCAACGCGATCAGGCATCTATCGACGAATTTGCCGAGCGATTGGCCACGCTTATTGACAATTACGTCAAAGAAGCTACCATTGTATATGAAAGCGGATTAACGGCGCCGCCGATGGGCGGAGCGGTAACGGGAACTTTTAACGGACATTTGGAATGAAAAACATAGCCATGCAATTGAATGATCGCCCGGATGCGGAACATTACTTGGACCTACGTATCGAACCGGAACGTGATGCGAGCGGCCAAATTGTGAGCGGCATCCGCATAGGTGAAGTAACGGCCCAAAACAAAGCATTGATATTGCTCACCGTCCCGGGCGAATGGCGAAGCCAACCGGATTACGGCGTGGATATTCGTGAAATGCTGTTGGGCGAGGACATGCTTATCTACCGCCACCGGATCAGGCAAGCTTTCCGGCAAGACGGATTGACTATCGACCGGCTGGATTTGTATCCCGGCCGCAAACCGCAAATCGAAGCCCATTATGAAGTATAAGGTCAAACCGGGACAAAATCTTTTCGACCTGGCCATTATCATGACCGGGAGTGCGGATAATGCCTTTGAATTGGCACGTGTGAACGGCTTATCGATAACTACGGCGCTCAAAGGAGGCGAAATATTGGAATGGGAAACCGGTAAAGAACCGCCTTCCGGTACGGCTTTGGCCACGGCATACCGCCCGGACGGCGAGGAAAACGACATAGGAATAGGCGAAATGATTATTGAACAAACGTTTATCGTGCATTAAAACAATACAGATATGTATAAGGATCGAACCGAAATAAAAAAAGCCATGACCGGCGCATTTATGGAAAATGCCTTAATCCGTGATATTTACGGATTGAGGCCCGGTAAATCCTTTGAAGAGGAATTTAGTAAAGTGTCGTTGGAAAATGCCTTGTTTGACGTCATGAGTTATGCCGGTTGGTTGTTTCAACAATTATTTACGGCACACAAAAGCGAAGTGGAAGAACTTATCCGCCGCCAAAAAGCCGGTACGCCGGAATGGTATCGTTACAAAACCTTACAATTCCAAAAAGGTTTTGACCTGAAAGAAGGAAGCGATGAGTTTGACAACGCCGGCGCCACGGCCGAGGAAATTGAACAATCGAAAATTATCAAATATGCCGCCGTTACCGAATCGGATGAGCCCGGCACGTTGATTATCAAAGTGGCTACGGAACAAAATGAAGAACTTATGCCTTTGGATAACGCTGATATTCCGGCGGTGGAAACGTATTTGAACCGTATCAAATGGGCCGGTACGCGCTTGCGTATTTTGAATTATTTGCCCGACTTATTGCTATTGAAAATCCGGATTTATCGCAATCCGCTTATATTGGATGAAAACGGTACGGATATTCGCACCGGCAAAAAACCAGTGGAAGAAGCCATAAAGAATTACCTGAAAAATTTGCCTTTCAACGGCGAATTGGTATTAGTCCACCTGATAGATGCCATTCAACAGGTGGAAGGCGTGGAAATCCCGCACCTGATTACCGCCCTAACTCGTTGGATTGATCCTTCAACCGGCGGTTACGGACCATGGGAAACCATACAGGTAAAAAAAATACCGGTATCCGGTTATTTCAAAATAGACACCTTTGATTATATCGAATATGTGGTATAATATCGATTGGAACCGGTTAGCGGCGGAATACATGCCCACCTATTTGCGCAAGCCCGTTTGGCTGGCGTTGGTGCGGAGCATTTTCCGTCCGGTTATACATTTATATAATATATGGTATGAATGGCGTCGGTCTAATGTCTATCTTTTGACCCATACCGGACAAGTGTTTTCATTGGAAAAAAGCCTGAACGATCATTTCGATATTGCCCAACGGCGAATTTACCTTACGGACGGTTACCGGTATGAACGGTTTTATATCTATACGCACGCCGAACACCGTCCCGTTTATTTGGGCACCAAATATTTGCATCCGTCATCTGATTATGCCGATACGGGCGTGGATTTTATCGTATGGATTCCGGCATCTTTGTCGGGCAATCGGTTAGCCATTCAATATCATGTCAATCGATACAAAGAAGCATCAAAACGATTTAAAATAGCCATTATATGAAAATTAATTTCAATCAAACCGGTGGTTTCCCGTTGGAAACCGATACATTGGACAATATGCAAAAGTCCTATGAATTGTTTCATGCCCTGGGCCGGTTGGCAGGCCAATATGCCATTGTGGAAGGATGCCATATAAACGGCAACAATGTATCGGACGGTGTGGTATATGTGGACGGTGAACTGATGCCGTTTCGTGGAGGTTTATTGGGGACCGAAGTCGTTATCATTCAAGATGTCGAACAACGCGTATTTGA